ATGGCATCCATCCGACCCCTGGGCAACCGATACCGCGCCTTCGTCAAGGTAGACGGCCGGCGCGCCACCAAAGTGTTCGACACGAAGCGCGCGGCTCTGTCCTGGGCGCAGGAGCAGGAGGCACTGCTCACCGGCAGCCAGATGCCGGACAAGACGCTGGAGGAAGCGTTCACCAAGTACTCCGAAGAGGTGACGCCCAGCAAGCGCGGTGGACGATGGGACCGCGTGCGGATCGCCCGCTTCAACCGCGAGGACAAGATCGCAAAGCGCCGACTGCTGGCGCTGTCGGCTGCTGACTTGGCCGATTGGCGCGATGCACGGCTGAAGCAGGTGAAGCCCGGCACAGTGGCCAGGGAGATGAACCTGATCGCCGCGGTGCTGGAAGTCGCACGACGCGAGTGGGGCTGGTTGAAGGAAAGCCCGATGCGCGACGTACGCCAGCCGAAGAAGCCGAAGGGGCGGGCGCGCCGGATCTCGCCCGAAGAGGTTGAGGCGCTGGCCAAGGCGTTCGACGTATGGGATTCGCTGAAGGTGGAGACCCAGCGCAATCGGATTGGCTTGGCGTTCCTATTCGCGCTGGAGACCGCGATGCGGTCAGGCGAGATATGCGAGTTGCGGTGGACCGATGTGCACCTCACCGAGCGCTACATTACGATCCGTACCAGCAAGAATGGGGATACCCGCGACGTGCCGCTGACCGCGCGCGCTGTGCAGATACTGCGCGCGCTGCCACTGGGATTCGCCCCCGTTTTCGGCCTGTCGGCGTCGAAGCGCGACGGCCTGTTCCGCAAGGTCCGAGACGGCGTTCCCACCATCAAGGACCTGCATTTCCACGATGCACGCGCCGAGGCCATCTGGCGACTGTCGAAGAAGCTGGACGTCTTGGAGCTGGCCCGGGTGATCGGACACCGCAACCTGTCCAGTCTCCTGATCTACTACAGGGCCACGGCTTCCGAGCTTGCTAAGAAGCTCGGCTGATCCGCGCCTCGTCCTCAGCCCAACCCACGACTGCCTCCCGGTTCCACAGCTTCTTTGCGCCGATTGCCATGGGTTTCGGGAAGCTGCTGCGCACCGCGACGCGCTCCAGGAACGCGCGGCGATTGATCTTCCCCTCCCGCGTGGTCAGGCCCAGGATGAACGCACACGCATCGGCATTGAGCCATTCCGCATCTCGCGCCATCGCGGCGATAGTGGCCACGTCGATTTCATCGGCCATGGGAATTCCCCAGCGTATCCGGGCTGCTTTGCACTTCTTCGACCATCCGATCGATTCGCGCCGCGATCAGTGAGGAATCGCCAGCCGCGTTGCGCTGAGCTTGGGCAGCCATGACGAGCAGCTGCTCTGCATCCAAGGTCCCCGCATCCTCGTCAGCATCGGGGTCACAGGTCGGCCGCTCCGCCGCGTTCGCCTCCCTCTCCTGCATGTAAGCGGTGGTGAGACCTGCCCTGAAGGATGCAGCCATCTGAGCCGGTGTGTATGACAGAGCAAGCGCCTCGGCAGCTCGGTACATCAACTCTCCTGCGCGCCGGTGCACGATGCTGTTCTCGCTGCAGTCAACGCTCAACGTCTTTGCAGTGCGGCGCATCTCTGCGACCAGGGTGAAGTGCTTCGACTTGCTCATGCGACTCGCCTCGTGCTGGTCACGGCGGTAACCGCCGCGAGGATCTTCAGTTCACTCTTGGGGACGAACTGGCCCAGCTCCATGCCGGCAAGGTAGAAAACGTACAGGCCTGGCTCACCACGATCCTGTACGAACCTCACCACCTGCCTGCCGTGCAGCTCCACTACGTACACACCGTCATAGCGCCATTCGGTTTGCGAAAGGTTGGCGAGCAGCACATCACCCCGCTCGAACCGTGGCGAATTGAGGTTGTCCGGCACCAACACGTGGGCGAAGCCATCGGCAGGTGGCGGGAACATCACGGACGTGTGCTTCTGCAGCGCGGAAGACTGTTCGATCAAGCTGCGCATGTTTCGTCCCTCACGGCATTAATGATGCGTGCACGGTCGCCCGCGCTGAGCGTTTCCCACAAAGGATCCGAGGCGTCCGCGAGGGTGGGCACGGCGACGTCCATCCAGTCACCCCATACGTGCCCGCTGTCCAGCTGGGCACGAGAGAACGGCGTAGTCTCAAACACAACTCTGGCGTAGGGGCTGCGATTCCGCGTGGTGTTTGGTTTGAGGACGCTGCGGACCTTCACCGGCCTGGCTTCGTTACCGGCGCGGCGCCAGAAGATGAAGCGGATGCTGGCCGGCGTGACAACGTTCCCGTGAGCGACAGGCAGCGCCTGCACGTGCACGACTTCGCTCGCCGGCGTGGGCTCATTGCGACCGCTGTCGCCGACGGCCATGATGGTTTCAGCGTGCATGGGATTCCCTCCTGTCGAGTGACCGTTGCAGCGCTTTCGTGGCAGCGTTGATGCTGCGCAACGTGCGGGAACGGGCTTCAAAAAGCGTATCCGGCTGACCTCGTTCAGCGCTTCCCTCCAAGGCCCAGCGCGCCAGCTTGTCGAGCTTTTCGCCGTCTTCCCCGGAGGGCCAGCCCTTGGGGAACTCGGGACCTGGGAATCGTGAAGCGATATCGGTGACGGATGCCGCCACGCCTTGGCGGAAAGTGGTCGGGGCATGCGTTTGGCGCGACCTGAAAGCAATGACGGCACCCATCACCTTTCCCCCTTCGACTGCCGCGTGGCGATACCGTAGGCGTCGTCGCGGATGGACTGCAGAGAATCCTGCGCCTGCATCATCAGTTCCTGCATCCCCAGGAACAGGGCGTCTGCCTCGTCGTACTTCAGCACCGGGTAGACCACGTGAACGTCGGTGTCGTCGCCCTGGCTCTGGATATCCAGCTTCGCCATTGCGTCGCGGTGCAGCAGGCTCCGCATCACGCTGGAAGCGGCGATGCAGCGATCGATGGTGTGCAGGCGATTCGTGATCGCCTCATTCATTGGGTTATCCCGCCAGCCCTCTTCGACGTAGTGGCCCACAATCGCCAGCTGCACGGTCTTCGGGTTGTTCAGCTGCTGGTTGACGGCTTCCGCTACTGCGCGGGGGTCCAGCTTGGGGTTTACACTGTTGCTCGCCATGGTGGATTCCTTGATCTTGGTCGTGATGGGGCTACTTGGCAGACGGCTCGGGCGTTGACGCGCTCGGGCCGTCACTGTTTTTGAGCAATGGCCAGCGGGGACATGGATTCGATCTTCAGGTGGCGTGGTGCACGGACGACCATGCGGATGGTGCCGTCGCGTGCTTTGAGAACGACCGCCTCTATGCTGTCGCCGATACGAATTACCCCTCCTTCTCTCTGCGTGACGACCTTGGCGCCAGGCAGGGAGGGCGCCGCCTGCGCGGCTGTCAGGGATTCCTTACACATGAATCAGGTTTCCTTTATTCGCATTTGTGAAGTACGATGTAAGGGTGCAGTAACTGCGCCCGATGCTTTTTTTGCCTGAAAAATGAGGGTCTGGTGCTGCCGGTGTATCTCGGCAACTCGCAGCGGCACGACGGCCGCTGCAAGGATCACCAGCGCCGCCCAGGCCAGAACCGGAACACGGTAAGGGGCGCCATCTTTCTGCATGGTCACTCCTCAATTCGCTGGTAGAAGGCAGACCCATTGCACGTCGCGATGAAGATGCAGGCGTGCGTCGCAGAGATGGCCGTGATCGAGAATCGCTCCCACCGGCCCCAGACATGACGGCTTCGGATATGACGAGTGAGGATCTTGGCGCGCATGGCTCAGACCTCACCGCGGATTGCGGCGTCCTTGGACGGGAACGAGGTGAGGCCGTGGTGTGGCACGAAGCGATAGAACTTCGTCGCGCCCTTGTTGGTCAGCACGTACGCATCCGGGAGGAAATCACCGGGCGTCGGGACCTTTGCTACTACGATCAAGGTGAGGAAGCCGACCTTCACGGCCTCTCCTACTTCCCACACCTGCTTGCTTCGGTTAATCACTTTCTACTCCCCATCTGCCGGCGTCGTGCCGCGATGGAGCTAGATTAGGAGATGTAAATCAGAACTGCAATAGGAAATGTAAATTAGGCAGCGAGAATTTTATGAACGCCGCCTAATTTTGTTCAGGTTACGCAATTTTCTTGGCGCTGTACTGGACGACGGCCTTGCCCGCAATGAACAGATCGTCCGGTGCCAGGTACGGCGGGAACAGGGCGTTGGCGCTTACGATGTAGATCCCATCGGCGCGCCGCTGCAGACCCTTGATCTGTGTCTCGCCGGCGACGTTTATGACGTAGATGGCGTCGCCGTCGTAGTAGTCGACCGCAGTGTCGACCATCACCACGTCGCCGTTATTGATGATCGGCGCCATGGACGGTCCCCGCCCTGTCAGCAATTTCAGTCGGCCAGGCCTCGGCAAGAAGCCGAGCTTCTGCCGGATATCCCACTCCGCGTAATCCATACTGCGGATGATCTCCGGGTATTCCTCGTTTACGACGCCTTGGCCCATGCCCGCTGCTCCATCCAGTAGCTCGAGGCGAAGGTAGCCGGGGGGCGTCTCACTGGCCGAGAGCAGGGGCGTGTCAGGGCCATCGTCGATCGAGCCGGCTCCGCTGGCCAGCCATTCCGGTGATACGGCCAAGGCCTTGGCGACTTTCAACAGGGTTTCGCCGCGAATGCTCTGCGACCTGCCGCTGAGCCAGCCGTGCACGCTGGGCGCGGAGACGTCGACCAGCTTGGACAATTCGAGTTGGGTCATGCCCTGGCGATGCAGGGCGGTACGCAGGCGTTCGGACAGGCTCATAGGGGTTAGGGGTAGCGAACGGAATTAGGCAATGCTACACGGAAACATGTTGTAGAGTGAATTAGGTGATGTTAATGTAGCAGCGTCCCATCACGACCAAGCCAATCCCATGACCCCTGAAGAAGAAGAGAACGTCTCCGCCCTGATTGATGCCCTCGGTGGCACTGGCGAGGTGGCCAACCTGTGCAAGGTCACCTCCCCGTCGATCAGCGGCTGGCGGAAGCGCGGCATTCCCCACGCGTGGCTGATGTTCCTGCGCGAGCGCTTCCCGCAGCACTTCGATGCCGACGGCAACATCGCCGTGGGAAAGAAGGCCGCGTAAGGCTGCAGGCCGGGTCGAGGAATGGCCCTGGCGCATTGATGGATGGCGTACATCCCGCACGAGGTAGTGGCCGTGCAGGTGTCTGGCGCGAAGAACCCAACGTCCAGATACGACGAAGCCCCGGCAGTCGGGCATGACTATCGCCGAGGCTTCGCGCAGAACGAGGCCACTATGCCACACGATTACACCCCGGGTAAGCCCACTGGCGCACCGCGCCATATCAGCGACTGCATGCAGGATGCTGTCGCGCACATCACGTCCCGCCGCGCGCGCCCTCTGGTGACGTTGGCCGAGCGCCTGCCGGACGGCCGCGTTGCCGTCTTGGTGTACGACCGCACGCGGCAGCACGACGAGCCCATGTACGACTTCTACTGCAGCGGACCAGAATCGGCCCTGACGTGGATCGCGCAGATGGCTGGCAAGTCGTGGATCACCACCGAGCACCTGAGCGTCTTCGCAGCGCTGATCGCCGAAGCGTTCCCGCAGACGGTGACCGGCCGTGGCTAACGCAACCGATGCCCGCATCTCCGTCGGCCTGCCGGCGCACCCGAAGACGAAGAAGCTGACCCGCCGCCTTGGCGACTCGGGTCCGCTGCATTGCATCTGGCTGTTCCTCTGGGCGGCATCCAACCGCAGCGACGGCGACCTGACCGGCATGACCGACGAGGACTTGGAGCTGGCCGTGAACTGGAATGGCGAGCCCGATGCGTTCGTACAAGCCATGGCAGACGTCGGATTCCTCGAAGGACCGGCAGGTGAGCGCAGGATCCACGACTGGGCGGAACACAACTCCTGGGCAGCTGGCGCGCAGCAGCGGTCGGACAAGTCGAGGTGGGCCGCGTTGTGCAAGCAGTACGGTCGTGCCAAGGCCGCGAAGATGATGCCCGACTATGTTGACGGCATGCCCGATGCAGGGAGCGAACCTGCCAAGGGCACCGACAAAGCTGCCAACGGCAAGCCCGAGGCACTGCCAGAAAGTGCCAGAGGCACTGCCGATGGCAATTCTGGCACTGCCCCGTCTCCTTCCCTTACCGATACCTTTCCTTCCCTTTCCAAAGCAGAAGAAGAATCCACTGACGTGGATTTGTCGTCAGCCGGCGGCGATGCCGCGACTGGCGACCACGCCAATCCTGCCGATGCCGGGGAAGGGCAGGATCTGCTGGGCAAGGTGCCGAAAAAGGCGGGCCCACCGCCGTGCCCGCACATGAAGATCATCGAGCTGTTTCACGAGGTCCTGCCTGAACTGCCGGCGGTGTGCGCGTGGAACGAGGCACGGCAGAGGAAGCTCGGTGCCCGCTGGAAGGAGCGGCCTGAGCAGCAGGACCTGGCCTGGTGGCGATCGTTCTTCGAGGAGGTGCGGGAGATGCCGTGGCTCATGGGCCAGCGAAATGGCCGTGACGGCAGGCCGTTCCGGTGCACCCTGGAGTGGCTGGTCAGCCCGACCAACTTCGTCAAGGTGATCGAAGGCCACTACGTGGATGCAAGCCGATGATCCGCTACGACGAGGACGCGCAGACGTTCAACCTCGACGCTGAGACGGCAGTGCTGGCCGGCCTGCTGCTGGACAACGACGTGTTGGCCAACGTGCAGGACTGGCTGAAGCCGGCCGATTTCTACAGCACCGACCACGCCCGGATCTACGAGTGCGTGCTGGAGCTGTGCGGCGAGAACAAGCTGGCCGACGCGATCACCGCCGGCGAGTGGCTGCTGGACAAGTGCGGCGAGGACGGTCGGCAGCTCCAGGCGCTCGCCTTCGAGATTGCCGGCGGCGCCTACACCCGTGCCAACGTCGTTCCCTACGCTGAGGTGGTTGTCGAGCATTCGCGCATGCGCCGGTTCATCGACACATGCCAGCGTGCGCTGAAGGCGGCGACAGGTCGTAGTGGCCACTCCGCCGAGCAGCTGGCATCACACCTTTCGTCGCAGATGGCCGACATTGCGCCCGTGCGCGCCGTGGGCCCGAGGCCGTACCGGGAGGTAGTCAGGAAGTTCGCAGACCAGCTCCGCGATCGCCACCTGAATGGCACGCCAATCGGCTTGCCTACGCCGTGGGCCGACGTCAACAAAGCCATCGGTGGACTTAAATCCGGGCAGGTGTACGTCATCGCGGCCCGCTCCAACATGGGCAAGTCGCTGTTGGGATTCCAGCTCTCACGGTTCACCGGCATGCGGGGCGACCAGGTGGTCGAGTTCTCCATGGAAATGGTCGACACCGACGTCGTTGCCCGTGACGTGGCCGCGATGGGCGAAATTCCGCTGCAGTGGTTGGTGGGTAATGGCGACGACGAATCCGCAGAAGATTCGGATATCTACTGGGCGAAGGCCGGGACGGCCATAGACGATCTGCTGGAGGCAAACGTCCTGATCGATGATGACCCGCAGCTCAGCGCGCCGCAGATCGTGTCGCGGTCGAAGCGAGTGCATCGAAGGAAGCCGGTTCGCTTGGTCGTTGTGGACCACCTGCACGAGATGGCACTGCCTGGAAAGAAGAACGAGGCGGACGAGCGCGGTCAGGCTCTGCGCGACCTGAAGGGACTGGCCAAGTTCTTGGACTGCCCCGTGGTGGTGCTGGCCCAGCTCAATCGCGAAGGCGCCAAGGGCGAGCGACCCAAGGTGACCGATATCCGTGGCTCCGGCGGCATCGAGGAAGTTGCCGATGTGATCCTGTTCGTGCACCGCCCGGACGTCTACAACCCCACCGACCGGCCCGGCCTGGTCGAGGTCATCGTGGGTAAGGGCCGCAACATCAAGACAGGCAGCGTGATTTCCCTGCGCAACGAGTACCAGTACCAGCGAGCGGTCGACTGGGACGGCCCGGCCTACGAGTTCGACGCGGAGCCGCAGCAGCCCAAGCCGCGAAAGCTGCCGCTGGCGCCTCGGCTGGGTGTCCGTGGACGCAACCGTGGAGGTAGCGACGATGACTGATCTGTGCGGAAAGCTTGCGGTGGCCACCTACGGCACCGGCGGCGTGCGGTTCATCGGAGAGGTGATCGGGTTCCAGCCGCAGCCCACCTACATCTTCGAGCGGCCCGATGGCGTGATCGAACACTGGGTAGCCGAGCTGGTTCGGTCTGCCACGGCGGAGGAAGAGGTGGCGTATTGGAGGCACCGTGCGCTGGTTGCGGAACAAGCTGTCGGGGGTGGCAATGGCTGAGTGCATTCCCGACGGGCCGCAAGCACTGCGGCACTATGCGGAAACCCTGGAGCAGCAGGCTGCCCGATACGACCGCGTGCTGTGGCGCCGTGGCGGTGAGCGATCGACGTTCGCCGAGGCGCTGCGCCTGGCCGCGTCTCTGGCCCGGCAGCAGGCCCACAAGCTCGAACGGCTGATGCAGGAGACCGAGGGGAATGGGCATGGCCGGTGAACGCGGCGAGATCCACACCCGGGCCGCGCGAAGGCTTCGCACCTGCAGCCCAGCAGCGCGTGGCACGTGGATCGATGTGCAGGCCTACCTGCAGGCCCAGCCCACCCCCGGCGCAGCCAAGGCAACGCTGGTGCAGATTGCCGCTGCCACTGGTGCTGCCATGTCCCTACTGACCGAGCTTGTTGATGCCGGAGTGCTGAGCGGCTCCGACGTGGGCGGTGCACCGTTCTCTTGGGCGCCGAGTCATGGCCGAAGCGCAGGCACACCGGTGCTGCTGGTTCCCGATGACGGCACGGCGCGCTGGTACTGCCCATCGATGGTGGTGGGCGAGTACAGCCGGCAGCAGCAGGCGCTGATCGCTCGCCAGCGAATCAAGGCAATGCGGACACATAAGGAATGCACATCACCACGGTTGGACCTTGGTGAAGCGAAACCCAGCAACAGCAATGCAGCGCCATCCACCGACACCAGCGCTCGCGTGTGCCTGGAGATGCGCAAGGCAGGGGTGCGGGGATCCATCCCGACTCACCCGTCGCTGCTGGCCGCCATCGTGGAAGGGGGAACGCCGGAAATGTTCGCCGAGGCAGCACGGGATGCTGCTCGAATGGGGAAGGGATTCATCTGGGCTGTGGCCACGGTCCGGGCCCGGTTGGAGGGCGCAGAGCGGTCTGCCTCGCGCGCGCGCGCGTTTGGCGACGGACAGGCACGATGATCCCGTGCGGTACATATGGGGGTGCGTATGGTGAGGACTGATGCTGTCGAGGGGCGCATCGACTGGTTCCGGTTGCTCGATGACCTGGCGCGCGCGGGCGTGCCGGTCAGTTCCGTGGCGCAGCACATGAACGCTCCACGCTCCACGATCCTGGGTTGGAAGCAGGGTGCCGAACCGAAGTACCGCGACGGTGAGCTGCTGCTCGACCTGTGGATGGCGATGACCGGGCGCAGCCGGCACGAGGCGCCGAGGACGTAATCGCCGGGATTCCGGCGATTTGTGAAGGCCCGGTTTCAAACGCGACCTTTCTCCGGTTTGAAACCGGGGTATTCGCCCTTCTGGGCGAGAACCTCCGTCTTCAAATCACTCTGATTGGAGTGAATTGATGAGGTGGCGATCCACCACCCAATCGAACCATCCCCCGTAGGGCGCACGGTTGCCGATAGTCGGGAATCCGCACGGGGCGATGCCCAGACTGGCCGCACACCCACCGTGCTGGAGTCATCCATGCCCCCGAAGAACCTGACGCCTCGCGTTCCAGGCGAAGCCTTGCCGCCCACCGAGACCGACCCGACTACCGCCCCGGCCGCCGTCGGCACTGAGGTTGTGGATGCTGCCGGCGTTACCACTGACCCCGCCGACCAGCTGCGCGCTGAGCTGGAAGCCATCGCTTCGCTCAACGTTCCCGAGGTACTGGAATCCCTGACGACCCTCAACCGCGATGAACTGATCCTGCTCCACGCCATCGAGACGGATGGCAAGGGCCGCGTCACCGTGCTGGGTCCGATCAGCGATCAATTGAACGTGCTGGCTGATGCCGATGCTGCTGCTGGCGGCGAAGGTGCCCAGGCGGGTGCAGGCGAGGACGGCACCGTGGCTGCGGCCGACCGGCTCGCAACTGCGCTGGGCGCGCCGAACCTGATCCGGCACGGTGCCGAGAAAGGCCTGGCCGAACATGCAGCGGCCGCGAAGAAGCGCCGCGCCGGCAGTGGCCCGATCACCAAGGCCGAGCAGCCCGCAGCGGTGCTGACCGCCGAGGGCTGGGTCGTGCCCGAGCCCGAACCGAAGGAGTGAGCCATGTGCGGCAGCAAGGCCAAGATCATGGACCCCGCCGGCCTGTTGACCGGCAAGAACGCCAAGTACGCCGATCCGCTGGGCATCACCAAGACGGCCATCGGTGATCCGACCGGCGACCTGCGGAAGGAGCGTTCGCGCATCGCTGCGCAGAAGGAAGCCGACCGCCTGGCAGCCGAGGACGCCAAGAACGTCCTGCCCAAGGCCCGTGCCGCCGCTGCCAAGGCCGCCGAGGAATCCACGGCCGCGTCCCTCAACTCCCGCCTGAAGCGGCGCAGCGCTTTCGCTGTGTCGCTCCTGCAGGGCGGTGCAACCCCATCGTCGCTGCTCGCCAGCGGCAACAGGAGCTGATCCATGTGCGGATCCAAGAAGCAGCCGAAGGTGGTCGAGCGCGACCTGGTAGCCGAGCAGCGCGCAGCTGAGGCTGCCGCCGCATCGGAGGCCAACCTCGCGCTGGCCAGCCGCCGCCGTCGCCGCCGCGAGAGCAGCCTGCTCACGCTGGGCGCTGATGGCCTGACCGGGCAGCGCGGTACGTCGCTACTGGCACAGGCTCAGGGCCGCGCCACGCTCGGGGGTGCCTGATGGACGCAGGGCGCATCTGCAAGCGGCTCAATGATCTGAAGTCGCGGCGGCAGCCGCACGAGACCGTGTGGCGCGACTGCTTCGAGCTGACGTTCCCGTTGCGCGCCCATGGGTTCAACGGCAACGTGGTCGACGCACAGCAGGCGCAGAACCAGAAGGCTCGCATCACCGACTCGACCGGCACCAACGCGGCGCAGATCCTGGCGTCGGGGATCATGTCCGGCCTGACGCCGGCAAACTCGCGCTGGTTCGAGCTGGACGTGGACACCGAGACGCCGGACGACAAGCGCTACCTGGACGCGGCGGCCGAGACGATCTGGCTCAACATCCACCAGTCCAACTTTGACGCCGAGGGTTTCGAGGCCTGCCTGGACACGGTGGCCGCCGGCTGGTTCGCGCTGTACGTGGAAGAGAACCGGCAGCAGGGCGGCTACTCGTTCGAGCAGTGGCCCATCGCCGGTGTCTACGTGACCAGCACCCGGCGCGACGGCCTGATCGACACGTGCTACCGCGAGCATTCGATGACCGCGGCTGCCGCCGCCGAGACCTTTGGCCTGGCCAACCTGAGCGAGCCAACGCAGAAGCTGGTGAAGGAGAAGCCGGACGATCAGGTGGCTTTCATCCACGCGATCGAGCCGCGCACGCCGTTCGTGGTCGGGGCACGCATGGCAAAGAACCTGCCGTTTGGCTCTTACGTTGTCGAGGCGAAGAACAAGCACCTGGTGCGCGAGTCGGGCTATCACGAGTTCCCAGTGATCGTGCCGCGCTGGCAGCGCATTCCCGACACCTCCTACGGCGTGGGCCCGGTGTTCGACGCGCTGCCGGATATCCGCCAGCTCTGCGAGCTGAAGGCCATGAACATGGCTGCAGCGGACCTGGCCATCGGTGGCATGTTCGTGGCCGAGGACGACGGGGTATTCAACCCGCGCACCGCCAAGCTGGGGCCGCGCAAGATCCTGATCGCCAGCAGCACGGATGCAATCAAGCCGCTGGGCACCGGTGCCGACTTCCAGCTGGCCGAGTACATGATCTCGGACCTGAAGGCGTCCATCCGCAAGATCCTGATGGCCGACCAGCTGCAGCCGCAGGACGGCCCGGCCATGACGGCCACCGAGGTGCACGTGCGGGTCGAGCTGATCCGACAGCTGCTGGGGCCGATCTATGGCCGCCTGCAGGCCGAGTACCTGCGGCCGCTGATCGAGCGCTGTTTCGGCATTGCGTACCGCGCCGGCGTGCTGGGCGAACCGCCGGAATCGCTGGCTGGCCGGGACTACTCGGTCCGCTACGTTTCGCCCATGGCGCGAGCGCAGCGCCTGGAAGAGGTGACCGCCACCCAGCGACTGTTCGAGGGCGCGGGCATGATCGCCCAGGCTATCGGCGATACCGCCGTGTTCGACCGCCTCAACCCCGATGCAGCGCTGGAGCTGATGGCCGAGGGTTTGGGCGTTCCGCAGCGAGTGCTGCTCACCGACGACGAGCTGCAGGCCAAGTTGCAGGCGAGACAGCAGGCAGCTGAGCAGGCCAAGCAGCAGCAGATGGGCGAGCAGGCCATGGGCATGGCGGCGCAGGCGCAGCTGCAAGGGCAGGCCGCATGACCCGGGTCACCCAAGTAACGCCGGAGATGTACGCGCGCGTCTTCGAGAACCATGCCGAGGGCGCGCTGATCCTGGAAGACCTGGTGCGTATCTTCCACCGGCCCGCAAAGCTGACCGGCGGCATCGACGCAATCCTCAATACCTACCACCGCGAAGGCTCACGGGCCGTCGTGGACTACATCGTTACCCAATGCAACCGCGCAAACGGAGTGGAGACAGATGAGCGAAGTGACGAACAACAATGACGGCGGCCAGGGCGGCCAGGGCGGCGCCGAAGGTCAGCAGGGCAGCCTGCTCAACCAGGGCGGCGGGCAGGGCGGTGGCCAGAACGACTGGCTGCCGGAGAAGTTCCGCACGGTGAAGGAAGGCGGCAGCGACCTGGATCTCGAAGCATCGGCGCGCAAGCTGGCCACCAGCTATGCCGAGCTGGAGAAGTCGCGCGGCACCCCGGGGACGCTGCCCAAGACTGCGGCCGAGTACGTGATCGAAGGCCTGCCGGAAGGCGTCAACGTCGACGAGGTGAAGGGCGATCCGCTGTTCAAGGGCATCATCGACCGCGCCCACGCCGCCGGCATCCCGCAGGAACACGTCAACTTCTTCCTGGGCGAGTACTTTGGCTTCGCGCCGGATCTGCTGGCCGGCAACGCGGCGATGAGTCAGCAGGATGCGCGTGCCGAGCTGTCGAAGGTGTGGACCGACGACCAGGCCCTGCAGCAGAACCTCGGCCAAGCGTTCCGCGCGGTGAAGGCATTCGCAGCCGAGGGCGACGGCGCCGGCTCGCTGGCCCGCCTGCAGGAGAAGTTCGGCGATGACCCGGATTTCCTGCGCTTCGCCGCATCTGTCGGTGCCGAGCTGAGCGAAGACACTCCGATCAGCGGCAACCCCGCGGCCGAGCAGGACTGGGATGCCCGCATCGCGGCGATCAAGGCTGATCCGGCCTACATGGATGGCAAGCACCCGCAGCACGACCAGAAGGTGCGTGAGCTGTCGGCCATGTACCAGAAGCGCTACGGCACCAACCAGCGCCAGCTGGGCGCATCGGCAACCCGCTGATAGGAGACCGTCATGGCGTACGCCAAAGTCCAAGCGGCAATCATCCGGGAGGAATCTCTCGGTGAAGGTTGCTGGGTCGAGCGCTCCCGGTCTGGGCGGGTCATCTCTGGAGTTTGTCTGTACCACCGGATCCACCTCCGCCGCGGGTACGTCGATGGTTCGTCGAAGATCGTCCAGGGGCGTAACGCCAAAGCCCTGTGGAAAGCGCAGGAGTCGGCACGCCGGCAAGCGATGAGGAAAGTCGCCAACCTGTTGTGGATGTACGCATAGCCGGCCCGATATCTGAATCAGAGCCCCGCCCAGTGCGGGGCTTTTTCGTTGGGGGAAATAGTCGGGAACCCGACTGGGCACCGCGTCAAAACTGCTCGGCATCTGGCCCGAGGTGGCTCTCGGACAACCAGCAACGCCCGCGCACGTTGCCACGCGAACCGCACGGCCCCGACAGGGACAACCGGGCAGGCACGAACACCCATCCACCCCTTCGGAGTTCCTATGAGCCAGTACATCACCGAAGCGTTCGTGCAGCAGTTCGCCGACAACTTCAAGCACGTCGCGCAGCAGACCGAATCCCGCTTCCAGAACGCGGTCACCATCGAGAGCAACATCGTCGGCATGTCCAAGTCGGTGAACCGCCTGGGCCAGCGCAGCGCGCAGCGCCGCCTGATGCGCCACGGCGATACCCCGATCAACGACCAGCCGCATTCCACCCGCTTCATCGACCTGCTGGACTGGGAAGACGGCGACATGATCGACGACCTGGACAAGGTCCGCATGCTCGTGGACCCGACCAGCGATTACGTCAAGGCGATGGTCAACGCCATGAACCGCACCAAGGACGATGTGGTGATCGGCGCGCTGGGCGGCAACTCGCGCAGCACCACCGGCAACATCGCCCTGCCGGCGTCGCAGAAGATCGCCGTCAATGCCTCGGGCCTGACCAAGGCCAAGATCATCCAGGCCAAGACCCTGTTCCGCCGCAACGAAGCTGACGCGATCGGTGGCGAGGAACTGTTCATGGCGTACAGCGCCCAGGCAGCGGCCGACATTCTGGCCGATACCCAGCTGACCTCGGCCGACTTCATGGCCGCGAAGTTCCTCGAAACCGGCGATGTGGTCGGCAAGTGGATGGGCTTCACCTGGATCCCGTCCGAGCGTCTGCCGAAGGTCGGCACGACCCGCTTCCTGTACGCCTGGGCGAAGTCGGGCGTGGCACTGGGCATCGGCAAGGACACCACCACCAAGGTCGGCGAAGACCCCGGCAAGGGCTTCAACGTCCGCGTGTACGCCAAGCAGGCCATCGGCTCCGTCCGCGTCGAGGAAGAGAAGGTCGTCGAGATTGCCGCGCAGGAAGCGGCCTGATCGGCAGGGCGGTTGCTCCGGCTTCCGCCCATCTACCCACACCATCAAGAGGTACAGAACATGGCACTCGTAAACAAGGGTAGCGCCGCGATCACCGCCCGCGATTCCGCTCCCACCCTCGGCGCCTCGCAGCTGGCGTCCACCAAGGTCGCCACCGGCCGCGTCAAGGAATCCATCGGCGTGATCGCGGTGGCCAACGGCGACAGCACCGGCAGCGTGCTGCGCTTCTTCTCCGTCATGTCCGGCTGGCGGGTCGGCGCTGTGCTGGCGTCCTGCAGTGCGATCACCGGCGCGGCCGCTGATATCGGCCTCTACGACATTCCCACCCGCAACGCCGGTGCGGTTGTCGATGTGGACTTCTTCGCGTCTGCACAGGACCTGTCGGCAGCGCTGGATGGCACCAACGTCCTGCGGGAGTCGGGTCTCGTCACCGTGGACAAGCTGGAGTGGCCGCTGTGGCGGCTGCTGGGTCTGCCGACTGACCCGGGCGTCTGGTACGACGTGGCCGCCACCCTCACCGCCGGCGCAACGGCCGCGGGCAACGTCGCACTGAAGGGTCACTTCATCGACGGCAACTGACCCGCGCCGGTTCCACCTGCAGCAAACCGCCGGGGGCCACGTGCCCCCGGTGTTCTAAGAGGACAGCCGCGATGATCGAAACCGCAAACGCCGTCAGCATCTGCTCCAATGCGTTGCTGTCCCTGGGCGCTGAGCCCATCTCCAGTTTCGACGAGGCCGACGGCGACGCCGGCCTTGACCGAGCGAAGCTCTGCGCCAGCCTGTACCCGCAGGTGCGCCTGGGTGTGCTGCGCAGCCACCCGTGGAACTGCGCCATCCGCCGCGTGCAGCTCTCTCCGGATGCTCTGCCGCCTGCATTCGGATACGCCTACCGCTTCCTCCTGCCAGGTGACTGGCTGCGCACGCTCGGCGTGGGCGACCGAGGCGATCGCATCGACTTCCGCGCCGAAGGCCGCTACCTGCTCAGCGACTCGGTGGTGTTCCCGCTGCTGTACCTGGCGGACGTGGACGAGAGCCAGTGGGATTCGCTGTTGGTCGATGCCATGACTGCGGCGCTGGCCGCGCGGCTGGCGTACCCCATCACCCGCTCCGCCAGCATGATCGAGGTCAAGACCGCCGAGCTGCGCCAGCTGATGCAGCAGGCCCGTTCCGTAGATGGCCAGGACGACCCGCCGGAAACGCTGGGCGATTTCCCCTTGATGACGTCGCGCCTTGGCGGCTACGGGTGGGGCAGCCGTCGATGAAAGCCAATACCGTCAAGACCAACTTCACCGGCGGTGCGCTCTCTCCGCGCCTGTACGGCCGGACCGATATCGACCGCTACCAGAGTTCTGCCAAGGTGCTGGAGAACGTCCTTGTGCTGGTGCAGGGCGGCGTGGAGCGACGCTACGGCCTTCGCTACGCCCAACCGGCCAAGCACGGCGACAAGCATGCGGAGCTGATCCCCTACGTGTTCAACCGCGACCAGGCTTACATGCTGGAGGTGGGCGACGCCTACCTGCGCGTGTTCCTGCAGGACGGATCGCAGGTTGTGCGGGAAACCAGCCCTGGCGTGTTCGCCCCTTACGAGATCCAGACCGACTATGCCGAGGCCGACCTGCCCGCGATCGACTACGTGCAGAGCGGTGACACCATGTTCCTGTTTCACGAGAGCTACCCGACCCGCCGGCTGCGCCGCTTCGGCGATGCGGCGTGGGTGCTGGAGGATGTGCCTTGGGTCAACGTCCCCTATGCTGAGGTGGGTCTGCGGCCGGCAGCCAGCGTCACACTCGACAGCGCCGCGCTCGGCCCGGGTCGCACGCTCACCGCCAGCGCTGCGGCCTTCATGGCATCGGACGTCGGCCGCGAGATCGAAACCGAGGGTGGCCTGGCCCTCATCACCGCGTACACCAGCACCACCGTCGTGACCGTGGACGTCCTGACGCCGTTCCCGGGGCTGGTCATCCCCGCCGGCGAGTGGGTCATCACCGGGAGCCCCTTTGCCACGCTGACGCCCTCGTGGTCGGGTGGCACCGGTAACGAGCAGCCAGCAGTCGGCGCGGCCATCACGCTGACGCTGGGCGCCGCTGGCTGGAGGGCTGACGACGTTGGCAAGTGGGTGGATATCAACGCCGGCCTGGTCCAGATCACGGCGGTGACGTCCGCCACGGTCGCAAGCGGCGAGCTTCGCAAAACCATGTCGGCGCTGGTGGCGGCGCCGGCGCTTGCGTGGTCCCTGATGGGTAACGCCTGGGGCGGGGCCAACGGCTACCCGCGCACCGGCACGTTCTACGAGCAGCGGCTGTGGGCCGGCGGATCCCGGCAGTTCCCGCAGACGATGTGGGGCTCACGCATCGGCGAGTACCTGGACTTCGAGCTGGGCGCCGAGGCCGACGACGCCATCTCCCTGTCGGCAGCCAGCGAGCAGCAGGACGCCATCACCCACCTGACCACGCTTGGCTCGCTGATCGCCCTCAGCGCCGGCGGCGCGGTCACCGCGCGCGGCACGGATGACTCGGCCATCGCGCCCAACGCGAAGAACAAGATCAAGGCGCAGCCCAACTTCGGCTGCAGCCGCGTGTCGCCGGAGCGCATCGGTAACGAGCTGATGTACGTGCAGCGAGCAAACCGCAAGATCCGTGCGCTGTCGGCCGACAGGATCGACGCGGACATGTTCGCAGCGCCGGATATCACCGTGCTGGCCGAACACCTGTTCAAGCCAGGCATCACCGGCATGGCATTCCAGAGCGAGCCGGAACCCGTGCTGTTCGCCACCATCGCCGACGGCAGCATCGCCGCCTGCACCATCGACCGCGACCAAGAGGTGGTTGGCTGGACGTCGCAGAAGACGCAGGGCCGGTTCGATGCCGTTGCGGTGCTGCCCACGGAAGATGGAAGCCAGGTGTGGACCATCGTGATCCGTGAGGTGAACGGCCAACAGGTCCGCTACGTCGAACTGTTCGACCCGGCCCTGTTCACTGACAGCGCGATCACCGGCACCAGCCCGGCCGGCGAGACCGTGTGGGATGGCCTGGACCATCTGGAAGGCCTGACCGTGAAGGTCAAGGCAGACGGCGTGGAGCTGAACGACCATGTGGTGGCTGGTGGGTCGATCACCATCGAACGCCCAGCCAAGGCAATCGAGGTCGGACTGAAGTTCATCCCGCGCGTGGAGTTGCTGCGGCCGGCCCTGCAGACGCAGGAAGGCACGTCGCAAGGTGGCGCCACCGGCATCTCTCGGATCGTCTGCCGCTTCCTCGAAACCACTGGCGGCACGGTCAACGGGCAAACGCTGTTCGGCCGCGACATGGGGCTCGGCGCGCTCGACAGGCCCCCGGTTCTGTTCACCGGCGACAAGGCCATCGAAAAGCTGGGTTGGGGCAAGGGCGACTTCAGCGTCGTGATTGAACAGCCGCAGCCCTACCCATTCCACCTCCAGGCAGTCATCACAACCATCTCGGTGAACACACCATGATCCGTCCCGCCACCCATTCCGATATCGGCGAGCTTCTGGTGCTGGCTGAGGCCATGCACGCCGAATCGTCCTACTCCCGCTTTCCATTTGCCCCGGGAAAGCTCGCTGCGCTGTTCCGGGCGCTGATCGATGGCGCGGGCTGCCTGTTCGTGGCCGAAGACAACGGCCAGGCCATCGGTGTCGCTGCCGGCTACTGCGAGGAATTCTGGTTCGCCGATGCACGGGTGGCGGGCGAGTACGGGATCTTCGTACTGCCGGGGCACCGCGGCTCCCGCGCGGGCGTGGAGCTGCTGCGCCATTACGTTGCCTGGTGCAAGGCGGCAGGTGCAGACCTGATCCAGGCCGGCATCACCACGGGCGTCACGCTCGAACGGACAGTGAAGGTCTACCGGTCGGTCGGCTTCGAGCCGACCGGCACCGTTCTCGAATACAAGGGGGCATGAGCCATGGGCGTAGCCGCAATCCCTGTGATCCAGTGGGGCGCCACGTTGCTGGCTGCCGGTGCTGCGGTACAGCAGGGAATTGAAACCAAGAAGTACAACGAGTATCTGGCCGACCAGGCCGAGGCGGACCAGCGCACGGCCAAGAGCGCCGCCGAGGTCGAGGCGATGCGCATCCGCAAGCAGCGGGACAAGGTGCGCTCCGATGCGATCGCAGAGCTGGCCTCGTCCGGCGTTGACGTCAACAGCGATACCGCACTGCGGATTGACCAGCAGATCGTGCGCGACTCGGAAGAAGACGCGTTCCTGACCTTGGCCGGCGGCGTAGACCGCTCCAATCGATTGGCCGCAGAGGCTGACGGCTACCGCATCGCGGGGAAGCAGGCCCAGCGGGCCGGGTACGTGCGCGCCGGCACTTCGCTGCTGAGTACCGCATCCAACAATGGCCGCGGCTGGAAGCTGCCGGCGAACGCAGGAGGCTGAGGACATGGCGAAGATCCCAATGGGCGGCTTTGGCCGTGGTGCTGGACAAGCCCCAGTTGTGCAGACCCGGGTCGGCCCAGCCGGTGTGGGTGAGGTTGCCCAGGCCGTTGGCGAGCTCGGCCAGACTGGCATGCAGATCGCAGATCGCGCCCAGCGGCAGCAGGAATTGGAGCTGCGCCGGCAGAAGGAGGAAGCCGAGACGGTGGCGCGTGCCCGCGCATTGAACGCTCAGCTCGACTACGAGATCGAGGTGCAGGACGCCACGCTGCAGACCGAGGACGCCATCACCACCGGCAGCATGGACTATCGCAAGGCCGGCGAGGACTTCACCCAGCGTGTGAGCCAGATCAAGGCTCCGGATATCGACGACCTGGCCCCAGAGGCGAAGCTCGCCTATGACCGCGGCATCCAGCGCACGGCGCGCACCGGTGAGCTGAAGGTGCGCCGGGCCGTGCAGACCGCCCAGCGGGGAGAGCTGCGCAGCCAGGTCACGTCCGGCATGGACAAGCTGGGCAAGATCGCCGGCATGCCCGATGCCGATATCGAATCCATCAACCTGCGCGGCGAACAGTTGATTGCGGGCATGGGACTTCAGGCCGGCCTGGATGACAACACCCGGGCGAAGATGCTGCAGGACTTCAAGGACCGGAACTGGACGTCGCAGGCCACCCAGCGTGCCATCTTCGCGCGCGAGAACCCGGATGCCTTGGCGAAGTTGGAACACGACTTGTCGGCGTCGGACGGCTACTACGCTGACAAGCTGGACGCCGAGAAGCGCAACGCGTTGCTGGCCCAGGTCACCACCCGCCAGCAGACGCTGCTGGACCGTGCGGAGCGGGCACAGGACCGCCTCGACGCAAAGGGCGACCGCGTACTGGCACAGATGGAACGGCAGATCGCCAGCGGCGTTCCGTCGCCGCCAGACCAGATGGCGAAGTGGGCCGACACGGTGAAGGGCACGGCAGCCGAGGCCGAGTTCCAGAGCATGGTCGAGCAGGAGAAGACGGTTCAGCAGGTCCTGCGCCTGGCGCCCGATCAGCAGCAGACCTTCGTGCAGAACCTCGAAGCCAAGCTGATGACCGACGGCGGCACAGTCGCGCAGAAAGCCAACTTGGACCGGCTGAAGAACGCGCTGCAGGCCAACCAGCAGCAGCTGCTGGATGCTCCGCTTCTCTACAACGCCTCGCGCGAGGGTGGCACCGTTGAGCCGCTGAAGATCCAGGCGCTGGCCTCACCGGCGGACGCATGGGAAGTGGGCGCTCAGCTGAACGATCGCATGGCCACTGTCCAGAGCATGCGCAAGCGCTGGGGCAGCCAGGTGCCTGAGCGCATCCTGCTGCCGCAGGAGGTCAAGGTGCTGGCCGACACGCTGAAGGAGAAGACGGCCAAGGACCAGACGGCGATGCTGGGCCAGCTGCGCACTGCCGTCATGGACGACAAGGTGTTCAATCGGGTGATGCAGCAGCTCGCGCCGGACGAGCCGGTGGTGGCGTTGGCCGGCATGCTGGCGACCAAGGAGCGCGCCAGCACCACGCTGGCCACCCACTGGTTCAAGCCGAACAAGACGGCCGGCGCGCGCGACGTCGCCGCCACCATGCTGGAGGGCAACCGTCTCCTGCAGGGAAAGGGCGACCGGCAGTTCCCGGTGCCGCCGGACGCGCAGTTTCGCTCCGCCTTCAACGATGTGACGAAGGAGGTCTTCGCCGGCCGCCCTGGTGCCGCAGACGTAGCAATGCAGGCAGTGCGGGCCTACTACACCGGAAAGGCCGCTGCCGACGGTGATGTGAGCGGGATGGTGGACAGTGATCGCCTTTCTGAGGCCATATCGGCGTCGCTCGGGTCGGTTGTTGACGTGAATGGCCACGGCAAAGTCCTGGCGCCTTGGGGCATGTCGGCCTCCGACTTCGAGGACCGCGCCGAGGCTTCATTCATCGCCACCGCACGTGCAGCGGGCTTGCCCGAATCGACGGCCGGCAACTTCGGTGCCTTCGGCCTCACCCAGGCCGGGGAGAACACGTTCTACGTGAAAAGTGGCCTGTCCTACCTGTACGACAAGCAGGGCAAGCCGGTCGTCATCCGCGTCGATGGGAGCAGCCAGCCGTGAGCGTATTCGAGATCGACGAACAGGGCGGCAAGGCACTCAACCAGCGAGTGGCAGATAACCCGCTCGACCTGTCCAAAGTCACGCCCGGGATGTTCTCCGGCTTCTTTTCAGCTTCCGGTGGCGGGATCATGCAGGGCGCGTCCCGTACATTCACCACTGCGGCGCTGGCATTGTCGCCAGCTATCGGTGCGCGTGATGACTATCTCGCGTCGTTCCGCACGCCTGAGTCAGCGGCATTTGCTAGCAAGTACGGGATCAAGGTCAACACCGATGCGCCGCAGATCAGCGGACAGGACTGGTACTTCCGCAATGTGGTCGAGGACATTGGCCAGCAGGCAACCGAGTACTGGGCCCCGGACCCCGCGCAAACTGGCACCGCCGGTCGCATTGCTGGCGGCCTGATGCAGATCGCGGTGCCCCTTGCACTGGCCGGCGGCAACCCCTCGATCTTGGCGGCGAATGAGGGGATTGAGGCCCCAGCCGGCTTGGTTAAGCAGGGAGCTGGAGCCGGCACTGCAACGACGTTCGGCGCGGTCTCGGCCGGGGCGACCATGCTCGGGTTCAAGATCCCGGCAAGTTTCGGCAGCACCGCCCTGCAGCGCGTCGGCAGCGGTGCGATCGCAAATCTCGCCGTAGGCACCGCCACCGCGGCGGCGCAGCAGGGAGTGCTGGTGGCCGGCGGCAACGACGAACTGGCAAAGGCCTACGACCCGATGAACCTGGAGGCGCGCGCAGTCGACGTCCTGACTGGCGCAGTGTTCGGTGGCATCGCACACCTGCAGGCCGGTGACCGCGATGCAGTCCTGACCGTGAGCAATGCGAAGCACATGCAGGTCGATACTGCCCCGGGTATCCCTGCCGACGAGGCATCCAGCGGCGCGCACCAGAACGCCCTCGCGTCGGCGATCAACTCAGTTCTTAGGGGCGAACAAGTCAGCGTTGCCGGAGCCATCGACGCGGCCGAGTTCCTGCCGATTCGCCGCATCGGTATCCCGGCAGAGAGGGCGGCCAACTACGAGATGGGGCCGGCCCGCTACGAGGCCTACCGTCGGGTGCTGGAGTCGGGTGGAGATCCCAACGCTACGAACGGCGCCAGCTCGGCCACCGGCATCGATCAGTTCACGGCTGGCACATGGCGGCGCATTGTTGCGCAGGCCCAGCCGGCGTGGGCCAAAGGGCTGAACGACAACCAGCTTCTGGCTGCGCGCAGGGATCCGGCGAAATCCGGGGAGATGGCGCGCGCGCTCGACGAGCAGAACACCGCCGCACTGGAAGCCGGGGGTGCCGACGCGACCGCTCACAATCTCTACGCCGCCCACCACTTCGGTGCGGAGCGCGGCCTGGACTTCGCCAGGGCAGCAGACGACACGCCCATGGCGCGAATCCTCACGAAGGCCCAGATGGATGCGAACCCCTACCTGAAGGGGAAGACCAAGGGCGAGGCGATCGCCAACTGGGACGAACGCGCGCGACGGGGTGGCATCGATGTGCCGGACACCGTACGAATGATTCGCCCGGACGTGGCCACCGGCCTGGCCGCAGAGCCCGCGCCGGTGGCGCCCACCACGCCTGTGGAAGCAGCACAGATCGTCGACCAGCGGCTGAGCACGCTGGACGATCTCGCCACGCGGGACCGACTGAGCCCGGAAGAGCTGGCAGCCTACCGCGAAGAAGATGCTTCGCTGGTGGAGGTCATCCGTCGTCAGGAGCAGCTGCAGCGGAACAATATCCTGCCGGCCGACCCGCGCGAGCGCATTACGCCCGAGGACTTCGATGCGCTGACTGCGCGCCGTGTGGAGATCCGCCAAGCGATCGAGCGCTCCAACAGTGCGAAGGGCTATGAAACCGTGGCCCAGCAGCTGCGCAGCCGGCTGGCACGCATCGATGCTGATTCCGACCTGGTGGCCTTCGCGGATCGGATCTCAGGCCGCGATCAGCTGGTACGTGGTGCTCGTCCGACGTTGCCGGAGACCGGAAGCACGCCCCCGATGGAAACCGCTCGCCGGCCGCGCACCAGCAGTCGCCAGGAGGCCTCGGGACCTGACTGGATGACGCCGGGGGCACTTGATGCGCCGGCCGCAGGAGCGCGTGCATCGGCAATGGCGGCCGACGCCTCGCCCATGACGGCCCTGCGGGATCAACCGGCTACGACGCCGCGCCAGCAGCAACCAGCAGGAAGTCAGGAATCCGCCGACGTCGCACAGCAAGCTGCAGTGGAGGCGGTTGCGGCCAATCCCGACCTGCAGATCACGCTGGAGGACGGGACCGTGGTTACCGCCGCTGACGCCCTGGCCCGGGCCGATGCCGATATCGCCCAGGCAGAGATTGATTCCCGCGGCTTCGCAGCCGCTGTTGCATGTTCGCTGAGGTTTGCCTGATGAGATCCGAGTGCATTGATGCGGTAAGCCTGGCCATCGGCCGCCGTTTGAACGCTGCCGAGGTGAAGGGGATCGAGGACCGGATCAGCCGGCACATGCGGCAGGCTGCTGTGCGCGACCCGCAGGCGGCGCTGGCGCGTTCACCTGAGCAGCGGCTTGCAGAGGCGGCCAGGACTGCGGCACAGGAGCTGGTGCACGAGGCAGCGAAGAAGAAGCAGCGCGTAGCCCTGACGATCTTGGCGCACGACCGGGTACAGAACCACCTGAAGCAGTTCGCCAACAAGTTCGATGGGCTGGATCGCATGGTGGCGTTTCATGCTGACGCCCGAGGGAATGCGCTGTCCGTCGAGACCCGGGCCCGTGCGATCGAGCGTGATTCGCTGCGCCAGATGCTGGACACGCTGGAAGCCACCAATCCGAAGTTCTTCGGCCTGCTGGAGAACCCCGAGGGCGTTGGCAACCTCGTACGCGAGCTACATGGACAGAACACCGGCGACGCCGATGCGGCGGCCGGGGCAAAGGTGTTCCACTCGATCACCAGTACCCTGCGCGAGCGTTTCAACCGTGCAGGCGGCGACGTCGGCCAGCTCGACGACTGGGGCATGCCGCACCACCATTCCCAGTCGCAGGTGGCCAAGGCCGGGCGTGCGCAATGGATCCAGGACGTGATGCCGCTGCTGGACCGAAAGCGGTACATGAACGAGGACGGCTCACGCATGACCGACGTGGAGGTTGATGCGTTCCTGAGCCACGCGTGGGTGAGCATCGCGACCGGCGGCATCAACAAGATCGAGCCAGGCCGGGGCGGCGCCGGCGGCGGTATGCGCGCCAACCGCGGCAACGAATCCCGACAGGTCCATTTCAAGGACGGCGAGGCCTATCTCGCCTACCAGGAGCGTTACGGGGAACGCTCGCTCTACGAAGTGCTGACCGGTCACATCGCCGGCGTGTCCAAGGACATTGCCCTGGTCGAGACATTCGGCCCCAATCCGGACCTGGCCTACCGTCTGTTTAGCGACAAGGCTTTGCAGGAGCAGGCACTGCTGCAGCCGAACGACACCGGACGGCTGGAGAAGCGCGCGATCAGCTCCGAGAACCTCTACAACCAGGTGGCGGGGCGCACGCAGCCCGTCGCCTCGAAGTGGCTGGCGGAAACCTTCGACACGCTGCGGAGCTGGCTCACCGCTTCGCGGCTGGGCTCAGCCGTTATCACCTCGTTCTCAGACGACGCGACGATGTACCTGTCCGCGCACGTGAACAAGCTGCCCGCTATGCGCCTGTTCGCCAACGAGCTGGCCGCACTGAATCCGGCGAACCAGATGGAAAAGCGCATGGCACTGCGCGCCGGGCTGGCCATGAACACGCTGTTGTCGTCGCTCAACCGCTTCGGCAATGACAGCCTCACCAGTTCATTCTCCAACAAGCTGGCCGGCGTAACTCTGCGCGCCAGCGGCCTGAACGCCCTGACCGAAGCCCGCAAACGTGCATACGGCGTGACCTTCATGCATGCCATGGGCGCAGTTGTTCGGGATCACGGGAGCCTGAAAGCGATCGATGCCGCTGACCATCGGATACTGCTTTCCAAGGGCATCACCGACACGGACTACGACGTCTGGCGCCTTGCCAAGTTGGAAGACTGGGGCGGCGGTAACGACACCATGCTGACCCCGGACGCGATCTACCGCATCCCCGACTCGGCATTGGCAAGCATGGGCGACCCGGCCACGCTCCGGCAGAACGCCGCGACCCGCTTGCTGGGCGCCGTTCTGGAAGAGACGGACATGGCTGTCATCGAGCCAGGTGCGCGCGAGCGTGCGCTGATGATGACCGGTCTGCAGCGCGGCACCTGGAAGGGGGAGTTGACCCGATCCTTCTTCCTGTTCAAATCCTTCCCTATCGCCATGATGACCCGGCACATACAGCGTGGCTGGTCCATGCCGACTGGCACCGGCCGTGCCGCGTACTTGGCCACCCTGATCGCCTCGACCACCGTGATGGGCGCGGTGTCGATGCAGATCAGCGACGTGCTTTCTGGCCGTGACCCGCGCGACGTGACGGATCCAAGGTTCGGCGTCGCCGCGATGTTGAAGGGCGGATCGCTTGGTCTGTACGGAGACTTCCTATTCTCCGAGTCATCTCGCTACGGGCAATCGCCGTTTGCCGCCGCGCTGGGGCCAGTCGCAGGTTTGGCCGAGGACGTCCTGAAGCTGACGCAGGGCAACATCATGGAAGCGGTGCATGGCAAGGAGACCCATGCCGGCGCTGAGGCGGTGAGGTTCGCCAAGAGCAACACGCCCGGCGCCAACCTCTGGTATCTGAAGGGGGCACTGGATCACCTGATCTTCCACCAGCTGCAGGAGTATTTCTCGCCGGGATACCTGCGGAAGATGAAGCAGCGCAGCGAGCGCGAGTTCGGCCAGAAATACTGGTGGGAACCGGGTGACCCGATCCCTGACCGCGCGCCAGACATGACGGCCATGGCAGGGGACGCGTGATGCGAGAAGATCAGCGACAGCGCCTGGCGGACATTTCCGAAGCACTGGCCGAGGTAGCCATCCGGGATGCAGACCCGGCGAACTGGACGGCGGCCGACAAACCGCTGTGCGACATGACGAAGGAAGAGCGGGGCGATGCGGCGTGGTGCCGCAAGACAGCCGTGCAGTCGGTGGCGCTGCTGGGCCGCCTGCAGCAGATACTGCGCGACACCGGCGGCGGCAAGCCGGGCGATGACGGAGACCCGTCTTCGGACATCAAGCGCGCCGAGAAGGAGGCGAACAAGCTGTTGGAGCGGATCGGGGCGAGGGCGGATGGCAGCGCCTGATCGGATCCGCATCGCGCCCAAGATCAGCTTCCTGGCCTTCTTCTTCCTCTGGGCGGAGCGCATGGGGTGGGAGGTGCCGGAGCTTCACATCCGGGTATGCGTGTTCCTGGAGGACGCGTGGCGCAGCAACTCGCCGCTGCTGCTGCTGATGCTGCCGCGCGGCCATGCCAAGTCCACGATCCTGGAGGTGTTCAATGCCTGGATCTACTACTGCTGGCGGATGACGCGAATCCTGCACCAGTCCGAATCGGATAGCACTGCACTGAAAACCAGCCGAGGCACCCAGAACGTGCTGCGGAATCACCCGCTCACCCGCGACCTACTGCCGGCGAGCATGGGCACCATCGAGCAGTGGTGGGTCGAAGGTGCCGCTGCGCATGATGCGCGCAACGCCAGCATGTACGCGCGGGGCATCTTGTCCAACACCACCAGCTCGCGCGCTGACTTCATCCAGAACGACGATATCGAAGTGCCCGGCAACATCGGCACGCCCGAGGCGCGCGAGAAGCTGCGCTACAGGTTGGGGGAGCAGATCCACATCGCGGTCCCTGGCGCCCCGAAGCTCTACATCGGCACCCCGCATACCCACGATTCCATCTACGAGGACGTGAAGCGGCAGGGGGCCAAGGCCATGGTGGTCCGTATGTTCCGTGATGAATACCGTATCGAGAAGGCTGAGCGCGGCCGTTACCAAGTAGGGTTCCGCCCTGAGTTCGTTTTCATGGGTATCGGAGAGACTGCGCGGCTGCTGATCGAGGGGATCGACTACAAGGTTGAGGGCACTGTGCTGCTGCTGGACAACCCCGCCGGTGCGCTGATCGACTGCTACGCGGGGGCAGCCTGGCCGGAGCGCTTCGACGCTGAAGAGATGCAGCTGCGCCGCCAGCAGACGCGGACCATCGGCGAGTGGGATTCGCAGTACCAGCTGCACGCCAAGCCGGTGACGCGCGTCCGCCTTGACCCTGATCGAATCGTCCCCTACGAGCTGCAGCCCGTCATCCGCACGGCGAACGGTGCGACGGCCATGTTCCTGGGCAGCGTCCAGATTGCCGGGGCCGCTGTTCGCTGGGATCCGTCCAGCGGCAAACTGCGGTCGGACATTTCGGCTGTGGCGGTGGTGCTGCAGGACCTGTTCGGCCGGCGCTATCTGCACCGCATCGAGCAGCTGACCGGCGAGGTAGCCGAGTTCGACGACAGCGGCAAGCGCATCATCGGCGGTCAGGTGTGGCAGCTCTGCAACCTGGTCGAAGAATTGAACCTGCCGCGCATCGTTGTCGAGACCAACGGCATCGGCGGGTTCGCGCCAGCAGTGCTACGGGCAGCGCTGAAGCAGCGTCGGCTGGTCCCATGCGCGGTCGTTGCGCAGCAGTCCACGGTCAACAAGAACAAGCGCATCCTGGAAGCGTGGGAGCCGCTGCTGCTGGCAAACGGTCAGCTGTGGGCCCACGTCGACGTGCTGGTCGGGCCGCTCTGGGACCAGATGAAGGACTGGAAGCCAGAGGTGCAGAACCAGCCTGACGACCTTCTCGACGCTGGTGCCGGGGCTCTCACCGATACACCTGAACGGGTGGGGAAAATTGTCGGGAACCCGCACGCCACGCCCCGTGACCATTGGGGCACCGGCGCTGGGGTGTTTGAGGTCCCATTCGAGCGCTGAACGCCAATCCGTTCGGAGCTTCAATGAGAGATTCCATCACCCAAGACCTGGCCGTGGCAGCTGCGAAGATCGCCCCGGTCACGAGCGTGACGGTAGGAACCTATACGCCGGGTTACACGCTCAGCGACATAGCGGTGATATGTACGATCATCTTCACGATGCTCAACATCTTCGCCGTGATCGTGAAGAACTGGGGCGACTGGACAAGCTGGGGTCGCGCGCGCTGGGCGACAGTTGTGCGCGTCTACGGGAGGATCCGTCGCCGTGGCTGACCAGACCTCTAAGGGCACGAAGATCGGATTCGCCGCAGCACCACTCGCCCTGGTGCTGGCGCTCGTCGCCGCCCTCGGCCAGGACAACTCCGCGCACGAGGGCAGGAAGTACGTGCCATATCGAGACTCGGGCGGCATCTGGACCGTTTGCGCCGGCATCACCGGTCCTGCAGTGATACCAGGGAAGCGATACACCGATGCTGAGTGCACTCGACTGGAAACGGTCTACGTGCAAACCATGTTGAACCACATGGGTCGATGCGTCCGAGGCGAGTTTGAGTTTCACGAGGTCAAGGCCTGGGGCCACTTCGCCTACAACATCGGCACCCCGGCCTTCTGCGCCAGCACTGCGGCGAAGCGACTCAATGCCGGCGAGCGACAGCCCGCATGCGCCGAAATGTGGAAGTGGCGGCTCGTTAGGATCGACGGAGTGAAGCGCGATTGCGCGCTGCCGCAGTGGCGTTCGAGGTGTGGCGGCATCATCGACCGCCGGCAGTGGGAAATGGCCACCTGCAGAGGAACCCTGCAATGACCCCGCGACAGGCAATCACCATGGCCATGGTGGTGGTGCTGCTATCGATCGGCGGCTGCTACTACCTGAAGGGTCGAACGGACGCCGACACCTCAGCCGAAAACAAGGCGCTGCAAGCCCAAGTCCGGGCCACCAGCTCCAGCGTCCAGATCAGCCGCGACACCTCCGCCGCAGTCGACCTGGAATCTCACGAAACCCGCGAACGCACCGCCAAGGCGGTAGAGGCCATCCATGCGACTGTTGCTCACCCTGACCCTGCTTCTGCTGATGACGTCCTGCGCATTGCTCGGGAAGCGCACGACCGAGCCATACGTGCCGCCTGCCGGGTGCAGCGAACGAGCGATTGCCCAGCGTCCACCGGCACCGCCGACCGGCCGTGACTGGGTGAGGTGGGCGGCGGCCTACGTAGGCGCCGTCGGCGCCTTCGAGGACAGCGAAAATAAGCGCGCCGAAACAGCCGACTGTCTGGACCAGCACAGGCGGAAATAGTCGGGAATCCGGCCCCTGATCGGCGGAGCATCGGCGGCAGTCTCCAGCAGGTGCCGCCATGACCGTCCCCGTATACACCGGACCGAACAGGTCGACCGCCAACGGCGTCACGACCGTCTTTCCGTACAGCTTCCCGATCCTCGACGCCACCCATGTGCTGGTGACGGTCAACGGCCTGGCCCGCACCCTGGGGGTGCACTACGACGTCACCGGCGTGGGGAACCTCTCCGGCGGCAATATCGTGTTCTACGCGCCGCCCGCAGCAAACTCCCAAGTGGAGCGACTGCGGAACATGCCCTATATCCGCGAGACCAACTACACCAACCTGGGCGACCTCCTGGCCAGCACGCTGAACGCGGATCAGGACTCGCCGGTGATGATGATCCAGCAGCTTGCCGCCAACAGCATGCAGCTGATTCTCGACCCAGATTCTGGCCAGTTCGCCTGGGATGCGAAGGGAAACCGAATCATTCGGGTCGGCGATGCAACGGCAGATGCTGACGCCCTCAACAAGCGCAGCGCCCTGTTGCTGCTGGAGGAAGTGCAGAACGGCGGCGGCACCATCGGTGTATCCCCGCGCCTCTGGACCTTTGTCGGCGACGGCGAGGTGACAGACTTCCCGCTGACTGGCGCTGACGTGACGGATCCACTGTTCTACGACACGGCGGTAGAGCTGGCCGCCGACGCGGGAAACTACAAGGTATCCCGCCCGGTCGACGCCAACGGCGTGGGCGAATTCCTGATCGTGCCCGGCGTCAGCGGCGCGCCCCCTGCTATCCGGTTCCTTCAGCCCCTCGGGGACGGCGTGCGGGGCTTCACCACCCTGCGCGGCTACGCGCGGCCTTGGATCGGTCAGCAGCCGATCTACACCGTTGCCCCCCGAATTATCAGCGTTACCGGCAACGTCACGCTGGGTGGCGACATGCACAACACGTTGATCCTGGCCAATTCGCCGAACCCGATCACCATCACCATCCGCTCGAACACCGGCAGCAGCGCCGACTGGAAAGAGGGGCAGTTTTTCTCGGTGCAGCAGGTGGGTACTGGGCAGGTCTCCCTGGCTCTGGAGGGGCCCGGCACGCTTACCCCGCCGGAATCCTTCGAGGCCAAGAGCCGTGCGATTGGCTGCATCTTCAGCGCCACGTGCACGGCGCCAGACGCGGATGCCTGGACGGCGGCCGGCGACCTCATGCGGGGCGCGTCCAACCCGGACCTGCAGTGCATGGTTTTGCCTGACCGGTCGGCGCTGATCGGGACGAACATCGCCACCGGCACCGGCAAGGGATCGATGGTGCTGCCCTACGGCATCGCGTTGTCGCCGGTGGCGCAGCGCGGCATCTACGCCAGTCTGTCCGAGGCCCAGCCCAGCGGCACCCCGCTCACCGTGGACGTGAAGCGGAACGGCACCAGCATCCTTAACGTTAAGCTGACGTTCGACAACGGCGAGCGATCCACGCTCACCGCTGCGCTGCCGCCCACTCTGGTGCCCGGCGGCGACATTCTTGCCGCAGGCGATGAAATCACCTTCGACGTGCAGCAAATCGGCACAGCCGGCGCGAAGGGGCTGCAGGTCTACCTAGTCGGCCAGAGGTCCGCCTGACATGTCGGCGCGCATTTACGACCGACCGGACCTTGACCAGCGGCGGCGACAGCCACCGCTGTTCGTCACCGGCAACCTGCCCAAGGCGCCGCCGATGGTTGCCTACGAGGGCCGGCTGGAGATCCACAACGGGATCGGTGGCTGCACCGTGCGGCAGATCGACGGCGACAGGTTGCCGCCTGGCCACCGGCTGTACGTCGACCAGGCCGCAAAGCAGGTGGTGCTGGCCTGGCCGGCGTATCAGGCGGGCGCCGCGCCGATCATCAATCCCGGCTTCGAGAGCGGGCCCACGGGGTGGGATACCGGTGCTGGGTGGGTGATCGCCACCGAGAACCCGCCGACGGGCTCTTGGGCGGCCGGCTACAACAACCAGCAGGGCGAGTCGGTCATTTCCAACACCGCCCGCTACGAGTGCTTTCCCGGCCAGCGCACCACGGCCAAGTGCAAGGTGCGCCAGGGGGCGTCGGCAGAGGGCAACGCCGGCGCTTCGGTACTGCTGGAGTACCGCAACGCCGAGGGCGTGGTGGTGCTTGCTGTGGAAGGCAACCGCGTCATGTCGGCCAGCAAGAACCGGGTCTATGACTCCAACGTGGTCGGCACGGCGCCGGCGGGCGCGGCCACCGTCAATATCGCAGGCAACGGGATCCGGTTTCGGGAAAACAAGATCCTGTTCGTCGACGACTTCGAATGGGATCACACCGTCGCCGCCGTCGGCCTGGACCATGAGGCCGTTTTCCGCATCACCCTGCAGGTCAGCGACTCAGCCGGCCGCTCGGCCATCTGGTCTGGCGTCATCGGCGATCGCTCCACGTACTTCACCAGCCGGCCTTACGGCATCACGGCACCGATCGAGGGGCTGTTGGCGGCAACGCCGGTCCTTGCCGGCTCCCGCATGTTCGTGGGGTCCTATGCAGACGGCGAGCGCCTGGTGGGCGCAGTGCCTGTGTTCCTTGCCGGAACGCTGCGAACCCCCCTGCACCAGGTGAGCTGGGAGGAACGACTCAGCGTGCCGGCGCCAGCGTTCGCGGCCGGAACGCTGCGCAGCGAAGTCCTGCTCTACAACACCGATGAACGCCTGGCCCCCTCTGTGCCGATCTTCGCAGCCGGCACTCTGCGAAAGCTGCTGATCGAAACCAACACCCGCGAAAGCATTTCCACCACTGCGCCGCGCTTCCTCAGCGGCACCTTGACCTGAGAAAAATCACATGACCATCAAGACGAAGTTCGCCGTAGCTGGCCACTACACCATCCGGAAGTACAGCGCGGGCGGCATCCTGATCCAGGAACTGGTGTTCACCAACCTCATCACCGATGCCGGTCTGAACATGCTCGGAAACGACGCCACCTGGTGCGGCAACAGCAGCACGCTGTTCGGAGCCTGTTACGTGGGTACGGGCTCAACCGCGCCGGCGGTCGGCGACACCGCCCTGGCGGCCTACTTGGCCACCAGCTCGTCGCGGACCGGTCAGACCGCCATCAACGTCACCCAGGACGGCAGCAACTACTACATGGGGCAGCGCTTCGTGTACCGGTTCGATCAGGGCGTGGGCACCGGCAACCTGTCCGAGCTGGGCACCGGCACCAGCAGCACGAACCTGTTCTCCCGTGCCCTGATCCGCGATCCGATCACCGGCAATCCAGTCACTATCACGAAGCTCCCCGACGAGTTCATGGACGTCACCTTTGAACTGCGCGTGTACGTGTCAGCGGCGGACACCACCGGTACGGTGACCATTTCGGGTGTGACCTACGACACAGTGACCCGGATCTGCGATATCAACTCACCGAACATGTGGGCGGTCGATTTCCGGATGACCACGCGTGGCATTGTTGCTGCCGGGCCTTCGTATTTCGTCGGCGCTAAGGCCAACCAGTGCGCCGTCTACGCCGGCACCCTCGGCGCTGTCACCGGCCGGCCCAGCGGGGCCAACGTCAGCATCCCTGACAACTCCAGCACTGTCCTCACCACGCCTGCGGCCTATGTCACCGGATCGTTCGAGCGCAAGGCGACCTTCACCCTGGGCCTGTCCGATGGCAACGTAGCGGGCGGCATCAGGTCGATTGTCTATCGCAGCGGGCTTGGGTTCTGGCAGACGCAGTTCACGCCGGCCATTCCGAAGACAGAGGCAAATGTGTGGGCCCAGGACACGGTACAGGCTTGGGGACGCGTGCCGTGATCCCCGATTCCGTTTTTTCATCCAGCGTGATCGATGCCGGCTGGCGCTATCGGATGCCGGACCGATTCAAGCCGCTGGAGAGCTTCACGCGCGACACCATGGGGCGCGACTTCCGGTTCTGGGTGGAGGGTGGCTATCTGTGGTCCCAGGCCGAGGGCGGCCAGCCCGTGCAGGAGCTGCCGCTGCCAGGCGCCACCCGGATATCGGCCTGTTACGACCAGAACGGGAGGCTGCACGTTGTCTACAACACCGCCGCGTCGTGCTTCTTCCGGTGGTACGACTCGCAGGCCGGCGGAATGGTCACCACCGAGTACGCGGGCGTGCTCGATGCCCAGTGCATCCTCGATGACCCCCGGCAGTATTGGAGCGCGTCGTCGGACGTGCTGCTGATCTACACGCTGGCCGGCGTTCTGAACGTGCGCGAGCAGCGCGACCGATTCGGCGTGGTCAGGGTCAGCCAAGCAGCTCCAGGGCTGAAGGTGATCGCCGCCGGGATGAACGACGCCAACCGCCTGCAGGTGGAGTGCATCCCTGTGGCGTAGTTCAGCGCGCCGAGCGATGCTCGGCGTTGCGTCGGCCGGCTTGGAGCAGGGACCAGATCCAGCCGGATCCCATGAACACGCCGACCCAAGTTGACAGGTCATCCGCGTGGGGGGTGAAGGTTCCAACCTCGTCGGTCCAACCCCAATTCCCGGGCATCCACGACAGCAGCATCGCCACGCCAGCGATAGTGATCGCCACCGCTGCGACCCAGGCCAGTACCTGCAGGACGACCCCGGCGGGGCGCCAGCGGCCACCAGGGACGTACATGGCGCGGACCCAGCTCGGAACCAGCCAGGCCGACACCTGCAGGTGCAGGAAGGCCATCAGGCAAAGTGTGCCCAGTCCGTAGATCACCGCCATGACGTTCTCGTGCACCAC